CCAAAAGATTAAAAACAAATTCTTTTCCTTTTTAGAAAAACATGATCGTAAACGTATCATTATGGATCGTCAATGTAACGAGCCGTTGTTAACTCGTTACTATCTGTTCTTGAAAGATCGCAAACGTTTTCCATTCAATGCATTCTTGCACAAGTTTCATAAGGGCGATCCCGGTGATGTACATGATCATCCTTGGCCTTACTTTACACTGATACTAGCAGGTGGTTATTACGAATGGGTTCCTAAATTTGATAGCAAACAAGAAATGATTGGAGAAATTCGTCATTGGCGAGGTCCCGGACATTTTAGATTGTGTAGTGCCAACAGTTATCACCGAATTGAATTAAAAGAAGGCATTACACCTTGGACTTTGTTTGTGCCAGGGCCGCAAAGACGAGAATGGGGATTTCTTGTCAACAATAAATGGATACACACTGATGAGTACCTTGAAACAAACAAACAACATTAAAAACGGATTAGTTGGTAGTACTGTGACCTTTCCTGGTCACAGTACAACTGGTATTACTGCGGCACCGATACCACCGTTGACTGTTGGAACTGTTTATACAACTAATACTACTGCTGGACAGTATTTAATAAATGGATCAAACGGAACAACTTGGGCCAATCCCGCTGATAATGTAATAACTATTAATCAAACCAAACCGGCCACTATAGAAGTTAAGGGTAACATGGTTATCAACGGTAGAGACTTGGAAGAACGGTTAGACACAATTGAAAAAGTCTTGCAAATTCCCGAAAGAGATGTTAAACTAGAGAAGAAGCACCCAAAGCTGAAGAAACTGTATGATGAATACATACACGCATTGGGTAAGTACAGAACATTTGATGCACTTAAAGGAGAAGACAAATGAAAAATTTACACGAATCAGTGGCGCACACACGCAAAGAAATAATCGTTAAAGAAAGTGAAGGATTTAGAGTACGCATGGTAAAGCATGAAGTACTTGCACCTAAAGGCTTGTTTAGTCTTGATCTCATTCAAGAAAGTTTAAAAGACGGAGCCGTACAGGATACTGCTACTTACAATTTTTTTATGACTAAAGATGAATTGCAAAATCTTGCACAAGGTCTAACTGCATGAAAAAAATTTACTACAGTTGGAAAGACGTCGAAGGTGCTTGTTTAGATATTGCTAGACAAGTAATTTCTAGCCAATGGCGACCTGACTATATTGTAGGCATTACTCGCGGCGGTGCTATTCCAGCAGTAATGTTAAGTCAGTTTTTTAATATTCCCATGCGTCCACTGCAAGTGTCTTTAAGAGACGGTGGAGATTGCGTTAGCGATCTAGGCATGGCTGAAGATGCGTTTGGTCATGATGAGGATCCTAAAAATATCCTTATTGTAGATGATATTAATGATCAAGGTTCTACCATTGCTTGGATCAAGCAAGATTGGCCAAGTGGCTGTTTTCCTGATCATAACCAATGGACAAAGACATGGGGACATAATGTTCGATTTGCTACCTTAACAAACAATATGGCTAGTAAAGAAACTGTTGACTATAGTGTTTGGGAAGTTAACAAAGCAGAAGAAGATTGTTGGTTAGTTTATCCGTGGGAAGAGTTTTGGCGCAATGACAACTGATATTGAAAGGGCACTTGATGAAAAACGAGCACCGTGGACAAGTATTGAATACCGAACCAAAGACTATTGGGTCTTCCAAGATGCCTACCCAGTTACGGAAGGACATCTGTTATTTGTGCCTACCAAAGAAAACTGGGATCATCTCTGGGACTGCTACAAGGCCGCATACAAGTTCGGTTACATGGGAGTCGAATCGGGTAGGTGGGACGCTTTTAATGTCGGACAAAACTGTGGCGAGGCTGCTGGACAAACAGTGATGTATCCGCATGTACATATGATTCCTAGACGCAAGGGTGATATGGCGGATCCACGTGGAGGAGTTCGACATGTTATTCCGGAAAAAGGAAACTATAAGAAATGAGTAAATGCACTTGCGGACGTACTGTCAATCAACCCTGGTGTGATGGTAGCCATACTTTAACAGAAGCACAATATCAAGACCGTTGTAGAGAAATTGAACTAGATGAATACAAAAAACAAGCTCAGGAATTATGGAACGACTCATGTACTAGCATTAGGTCAAATGACTCTAAGTGAATGCGATGTACGTGTTGACTGGGATAACCAAAACGGTTTCTGGTGGAACGAAACATGTTCGTTAGTATTAGAAGTATTTGGCTTGCCTGGAAATAGATATGAATCTCATCCGGACTCAGACTACATGTTGTTTACATTTAAATCAAAAAAGGATGCAGACCTATGCAGAATATTATTAAGCGAACGACTATAGTAACTATAGCAATTGCTTTATACATTGCTGTGGTTTTAATAGTGTTACCAATGCTTATGCCAAAAAAAGGTGATGTCATCAGAATAGATTGTACCTGGAGTGAAATAAGCCCGGACTTTAGTCCTGAAATGAAAAACGCATGCCGTAAAGCTCGCATGGTAAAACCCACATGATAAAATTTAATCTCAGTTTACTAAATCCCTTTAAGCACGAAGACTTTATTGCGCTGTATAATTGGCACGGTAAAATTACCAAAAATAAATCTTGGGAAGTAGAATTATACTACTATGCCTACGAATGGTTTGTTTTTAATATAGACTTATCTTGGAAAGGGTTTAGTCATGCAGGTCCTAGGTTTGAAATTGGCCTATTTGGTTATAATCTAAGTGGCAGTATACACGACAATAGACATTGGGATTATCAAAATAAATGTTGGGAATCTCTTGACAACGACCTAAATAAAGTAGTATAATAACACAAAGACATCCACGTCATTAACTCGGAGAATAATAAATTGACACAAACATTCACAACAGATCCTGAACTTAGACCCACACCTGAATTTAAAACAGATGAATATGTACCTTTGAAAAAAGAAGTGTATGTTAAAAAAGAAACTGGCCTAGACGCAATGGCTGGAGATGGTGGTTATCAAGAAGGCACTTTAGCAGGTGCAATACGCATGAAGATGAGACGTGATAACAAACGCTTCTGGGCTGGAGATAATATTAGTGATTACTTACACGACAGTGATAAAGAGCATTTAATTGACGAAGCTACTACAGCATTTGAAAAAGTTTTAGATGCATTGCTTATTGATCGAGAAAATGACCCTAATAGCAAAGGCACAGCAAGACGATTAGCTAAAATGTATTTTAACGAAGTAATGGCAGGAAGATATGAACAAGCACCAGATGCAACAGCGTTTCCAAATGATAGTCAAGACCGTTACGAAGGTATGTTGGTGGTACGTAGCGAGTTGCGCTCTATGTGCAGTCACCATCATCAGCCCGTTAGTGGTGTCGCTTACATTGGCATCATCGCCGCAGAAAAACTTATTGGTCTTAGCAAGTACACTCGTATTGCTCAGTGGTGTGCTCGTCGCGGCACTCTCCAGGAAGAACTTTGCAACGACATCGCAAGAGAGATCATGAAGGCCACAGCATCAGAAAACGTAGCAGTCTATGTGCAGGCTGTGCATGGATGTTGTGAGAATCGTGGCATTATGGCACACTCTAGTCTTACGCAGACTACAGTATTGAGAGGAACATTTAAAGATGATCCTCACACAAAGAAAGAGTTTTTTGATAACATTAAACTGCAACAAGAATTTGCACCCCGATGACCTATTGTTTAATACCAATGACTATTCCTGAGATTAATAATCTTTTAGGAAAAGATTTTGTAAATACGTTTCAAACTGAGATGGATTTAATCATTTCTCCGTTAAGAAAATATATTGCAAAAGGCTACCCGTTAGCACTAGGTAAAGAACAATGGGAGTATGTGGTTTCTGAATCCATTGCCGGCGCCGAATGGTGCGGTGCTGGAAAAAGTATTATTGATGTTAGCATCGGAGATATTGGTATAGATGTTAAGGGTGTTAGCAAAGAAGAAAAATCAAAATCAACTACTGAAGCTAGTATGTTTCAATCATTTAAGGAAGAAACTAAAGAATACTTTAATAAAAAAGATACCGAAAGTATTTGGAATTTGTTTATTAACGGATGGCTTTCTAAAGTTAATTCTGTAAAAGAATACTATCTTATTGGTATTGTTAGAGAAAAAGAAACACTTAACTGTTCACTGTGTGCATTTAAGGTGTCCGACACTAACCTACTATACGAAGCCAACCTTTGCAAGTTTACAAAAAAATCTATGAAAGTATCTGGATTAGCAGATCCTAAATTTATTGAAACAAGAGTATACAGTAGTAAAACTAGATTAGAAATCAAATTTAAAAACAAAGTCTGGCAAGACTCTAACTATGCTTTGCCAATTTATAAATTTTAAGGAGACTAAAATGTTTGGTGCAAATTATACAGATAGCGGTATTTTAAATTATCGTAGTGCTAGTGAGATTAATTCAGCAATGGGTCGTGTCTACGGGCATATGAGTCTAGCTGTTATTGTATCAATGATTGTCAGTTACATTGTGGGCACAAGTCCAGAGTTGTTGCAATTCTTTTTTACAGGGGTGTTGAAATGGATTGTGATCTTTGCGCCACTTGCGGCAATTTTTGGTATTGGATACGTGCTAGGTAACAATCCTACCAAAGGTGTAGCGCAGTTATGCCTACATGGATTTGCGGCTTTGATGGGCCTGAGCTTTGCCACAATCTTTGCTGTGTTCACTATGGGGTCAATTGTAAGTGCATTTATGGGTGCGGCAATCTTGTTTGGTGTAATGAGTGGATATGGCTACTTTACCAAACGCAGTTTAGATAGTCTAGGCAAATTTATGATTGTGGGATTGATTGCTATTGTGATTGCCAGTATTGTTAATATTTTTATTGGATCAACTGTGATGCAGATGGTAATCTCAGCATTAGCAATCATTATCTTTCTTGGATTGACTGCTTATGACACGCAACAGATCCGTGAAGAACTTAGTGTAGATACTAGTCCAGCCGCAGAAGTTAGCGGAGCATTGACTCTGTACATGGATTTTATTAACTTGTTTATTAACTTGTTGCAACTATTTGGAGATAGAAAATAATGAACTCAGTAGATATGATGCAAAATCTTATTCATAGAGCAAAGAACTTGCAAGAGTTTGTTGTAGAAACTACTGTTCCGGAAGATTTTCAATTTAATGGTGTGATACCATTTGACATGCAGATTAAAGATAGTATAATAAGTGCTAAGGTAATGGCACTTGATTTTGATGAAGCTGTTACACAACTCGATAACTTTTTAGAAAGCTGTAAATGAATCCACAACACCTGTACACTATCCGTTGGACACAACCTTATGCCACATATCAAATGCGCCCGTATCTTCGTCAACTTCGTAATGACTATGAAGTTCAGATTGAAGATAAGTTGGCTCGTGGTCAGTTTGATGATGCGAAAGCAGTCTTAGAAAGGATCATGTCTTTATGAACTTCTTTAAAAGAATGATTGTTAAATGGATACGTGAAGATTGGGAAAACGCTGGCCGGACTGTTCCAGAAGATTGTTACCCAAGTCCTAAAATAACTCGTGGCAATGCTATCAGTACTATCAGTGGTCGTAATCATATTGATAGCGAACCCACGCTTCAATTTAAAGTGTACAGTGCAGTGGGTGGTAAGATTGTAGAGTTTACTCGATATGATCGTAAAAGTGATAGGCATGATCATCAAGTTTATATTATTGGCAAAGATGAGGACTTTGGTGAGAAAATTGCTAAAATTTCAACGCTAGAGGTGTTACGATGAACGTGCAAGTACCAGCAGAAGGTATTTTAAAACATAACGATTGGGGTGACTCAAAAGTCTATCGTGTTACTTGTGAGTGTGGTGATAGTGAGCACGAGCATAATGTATGGGTTGAAGCAGACGACCATGAAGTCTCGGTAACAATTTATACTACTACTAAAAGTAACTTTTGGTCTAAGACGAGATGGTATCATATGTGGACCTTGCTTACCAAAGGTTATATTGATACCGAATCAACTGTTTGTTTAAAAAGACAAGGTGCTTTGAACTATGCAGAAACATTAAAAAGTGCTATAATAGATGTAGAGGAATTTAGGAAAAACAATGAGCAAAATAAAAATAGCTGAATTATTTTATAGTATCCAAGGTGAAGGACGTTACATGGGTGTACCGTCTGTTTTCTTGCGTACATTTGGATGCAACTTTAAATGTGCTGGCTTTGGCATGAGTCGAGGCATGCTGAGTCAAGAGGCTGAAGAAATTGCAAGTGTCGCTCATATGTTTACAAAATATGAAGATTTGCCGTTAGTCAGTACAGGTTGTGACAGCTATGCCAGTTGGCATCCAGACTTTAAAAATCTAAGTCCAATGATGGAAAGTGATGGTATTGTAAATCGTATTATGGAAATACTTCCGCACAAGCGTTGGGAAGAGGAACATCTTGTTATTACAGGTGGCGAACCTTTATTGGGTTGGCAACGTGCTTATCCAGAATTGTTAGATCACGCTAGTATGGGTAGACTTAAAGAAATTACATTTGAAACAAATGGTACTCAGCCATTAACTGATGAATTTAGATCTTATTTGCACAACTGGCGTAAGGCAAATACGGATCGAGAGATTACCTTTAGTGTAAGTGCAAAACTACCATGTAGCGGAGAATCTTGGGACGAAGCTATTCAACCGCAGACTGTATGCGAATACGAATGGTTTGGTACTGCATACTTAAAGTTTGTTATTGCCACAGAACAAGACTTTGCCGATGCAGAGTGTGCTATTGCCGCATATCGTAAACAGGGATTTAAAGGACACATTTATCTGATGCCAGTGGGCGGAGTAGAAAGTGTCTACGCAATGAATAACAAAAATGTAGCACTATTAGCAATGAAACACGGATTTCGATACAGTGATCGTTTGCAAGTGCCTTTATTTAAAAATGAATGGGGAACCTGATGAATAAATGGATTGAAAAGTTATTTGGCATTGATAAGATAAAAGCCAAAACCGAAGCCGCATTAAAACAAGCAGAAGAATCTATCCAAGTAGCTAACAAAGCCGCAACTGCCGCAGAAGCCGCACAAAAAGCAGAAGAACTAGCAAAACTAGGTCCAAAGGAACGTGCTACTGCCAAAGGCGAACCTTATGTAGCAGTATTGGATACCAAAGTAAATCCAGACAATGTACGTAATGGCTTTTTTGAGCTTGACTGGAACGACCTTTTTGTGTTACAATTGAAACAAGCTGGATACGGATTTGATGGTGATGCTGACGAAGAAATTGTAGATCGTTGGTTCAGAGGACTGTGCAAAGACGTAGCTAACGAAGAAGGGGTTGATATGACTGATCGAGGTGCTGGTTATATCAATGTCCGCAAGTTAACCGAAGACAAAAGCGAAGTTTCATGACATATATTTTAGTAGATACTGCTAACACATTCTTCCGTGCCCGTCACGTCATTAAAGGTGACGCTGACATCAAGTTGGGCATGGCGTTTCATATTACCCTTAACAGTATCCGCAAGGCTTGGCAAGACTTTGGAGGCACACACGTGGTCTTCTGTCTCGAAGGTCGATCGTGGCGCAAAGATTATTACACTCCTTACAAAGCACAACGAGCCGCGGCTCGTGCGGCTAAGACTGTAAAAGAACAAGAAGAAGAAACATTGTTTTGGGAATCGTTTGATGCATTTAAAGATTTCGTTACAGAAAAAACTAACTGTACAGTATTACAGAATCAAAGACTTGAAGCTGATGATTTGATTGCAGGTTTTATTCAAAGTCATCCCAATGATGATCATGTGATTATCTCAACAGACACAGATTTTGTACAGTTGATTGCCGCAAATGTCAAACAATATAATGGTGTAATGGAACACACTATTACACATGAAGGTATCTTTGACAAAAAAGGCAAGCGTGTTGTTGATAATAAAACTAAAGAAGCTAAGGTAGTTCCAGACCCTAAATGGTTATTATTTGAAAAATGTATTCGAGGCGATACTAGTGATAACGTGTTTAGTGCTTATCCTAAGGTGCGTAAAAACAAATTAGAAGAAGCATTTAAAGACCGTGACAATAAAGGGTTCGCGTGGAATAATCTCATGTTGCAACGTTGGGTTGACCATAATGGTTCCGAACATCGAGTACTAGAAGATTACGAACGCAACCGCAAACTGATTGATCTTACACAACAGCCTACCGATATTCGTAATATCATAACTGAAACTATTATTGATGGAATTAAACCTAAAGAAGTTACACAAGTTGGTATTAGACTATTGAAATTTGCACAACTTTACGATTTACAGAAAGTTTCAGATCAAGCATCAAGTTATGCTGATCCGTTAAACGCTAAGTATCCAGCAGCCAGTTATACATGGCAAGTTCTAAATAAAAAGGAAGTATAATGACCGAGATTCATGCAAAGCCTGTAGTTGACGGAAAATTTTGGATTGTCGAACAAGACGAAAACAAAGTTGGAGTTTTAAAGCTAACTGAACAAAAGAAATTTGTATTCAGTTCAAAAGACACTATTACAGTATTTGACAATAAGAAAAAATTGTTTGAGGCATTTGGATCAAACTTTTTTGTAGCCAAAAAGTCTAACGAAGAAGTTGAAAACTTAGACAGAGAAGTGCATGGGTATCCAACTAGCGGCGCACCATATAATCCCATGTACGATGTAAAGAAACATTTACCACTGTTTACTAAAAGTAATAAATCAAAATCAGTGTACTGTGCAGGCTATTACATTATCAAATTTGATAAAGGTTGGGTAAAGAGTTTTTGTCCTAAACTTATAACTGTTGAACGTTATCAATATGACGGTCCATTTAAAACTGAAATGGAAATGAAACATAGGCTAAACAATGCAAACAGATAAGATTAATACAACTGTGTTAACACAGTTTATGAATCAGGTCAAAGCCGCAGATACTGCCAATCAAAGAGAAATCAGATTGGACATTGCTACTGCTAAAAACATACATCATACACTGGCATTAGTAATGACTAGATTAGCAGGCAACTATGAAGGTTTAATGCAGTCACAGGCCAAAGAAGAACCGGTCATTACTGTTCAAATGGATGGCGGTGTGTGGGCCGAAAAGTGATGTAGATGCGATAAATATATACGTAGTTATCTGGAGACATGTATATATGAGTAGACCTAAACCAACAGTAGTGCTTGAGAGCGTTAATAAAAAAACGTATAAGAGTGATCAAATCTTAGAAGCGGAAGCTATTTGGGCTGTTTTCTATCTAGGAAAACCTTTCAACTTAAAAAGTCAAAATAGCCTAGGTAGTTATCCAGGTAGCAAGTACAAGAAAGTTAGTTTTTCAAATCCAGGCCATGCACACAATCTTGCTAAAAAATTAAACACGTTATTCAACAGCAAAGATTTTGCTGTGTATAAACTAACAACGGGCGAAGAAGTAAAGTGAACAGAAAAACCTACACTAAAATATTCTTAAAATCAGCAGGCGTTGCTGTTACAGAAGAAAATATTAGTGTCAGTATGCGAGTGTGGTGGCAAAACAACAGAACCAAAAGTCAAGGTGGTCTACGCTTAACTGAAAAAGGTTTGGACTTTGTAAGAACCACTTTGGATTTGGCTGTTTATGAAGTTCCGTTTCCAACCGGATTTGATTTGAAACCTCAAGTGATTATATTTTTGGATAGATTTATCGACTGTCCATATTTCCTAACAGACCGCTCAATAACTGTACTTTCGGAAAGAAAATGTTTTGAGTTGTACCTGTTTAACGGTGATGTCCAAAAGTACGGAATTACCAAAGCTATGCGTAGCAAAAAAGCCACAGAAGAAGAAAATTAAAAAAAGCACTTGACTTTTTACGGGATCTGCGTTATAATAGTAACACTGCAAAACAAAAGCAGTTCTATTTTTTAACAGACAGGAGCTAGTATGGCAAAAGCAGAAGTTATCAATCGTCAAGTGAGCCCAAACGGTGCTAAAAATGCAATCCGCAAGGCATTTAAGAAACAGCGTCCGTTGTTCCTTTGGGGCCCTCCGGGCATTGGTAAATCAGATGTCATCCATCAGTTGGGTGCAGAAATTGACGCTCACGTGATTGATATCCGTTTGAGCCTTTGGGAACCTACCGACATTAAAGGTATTCCTTACTTTGATAGCAACTCAGGTACTATGGTTTGGGGTAGCCCTAGCGAACTGCCTACAAAAGAGTTTGCTTCTAAATTCCCCCACGTTATTTTGTTCTTAGACGAAATGAACAGTGCGGCTCCTAGCGTACAAGCGGCGGCTTATCAGTTGATTTTGAATCGTCGTGTTGGACAATATCACTTGCCAGACAATGTCTTAATTGTTGCCGCAGGTAACAGAGAAGCTGACAAGGGTGTTACCTACCGTATGCCTGCTCCGTTGGCAAACCGCTTTGTTCACTTGGAAATGCGTGTGGACTTTGATGACTGGGCACAATGGGCTACTGTAAACAAGGTGCATCCAGATGTAGTTGGTTACTGCACTTTTGCCAAGAAAGACTTGTACGATTTTGATCCAAAGTCTAGCTCACGTGCCTTTGCTACTCCACGCTCTTGGTCTTTTGTTAGCGAGTTGTTGGAAGATGACGACACTGGCAACGACACATTGACTGATTTGATTGCGGGTGCGGTTGGAGAAGGGTTAGCTATTAAGTTTATGGCTCATCGTAAGATCAGTTCTAAATTGCCCAAGCCAGAAGACATCCTTGCAGGCAAAGTTAAGAAAATGGAAACTAAAGAAATTAGTGCCATGTATTCTTTAACTGTGTCATTGTGCTATGAGCTCAAAGATGCGGCTGACAAGAACGACAAGAAGTTTAACGACAAGGTCAACTACTTCTTTCAATTCATGATGGATAATTTTGAAACAGAATTGGTTGTTATGGGTACCAAACTTGCATTGACTCAATATCAATTGCCGTTGGATCCAGACGAGATTGCATGTTTTGATGACTTCCATACTAAGTTTGGCAAATACATTGCGGCTGCCCAAACTAAGTAACTAAAGATAAAAGGTGTAGAAATACACCTTTTATCTTGACTTTTATACAGAATGATTGTATAATACATATATACAGTAAACACTAGGAGCAAAAATGGCACATAGTACCGATCCAATTATTGATAAAATTGTAATAGCCCGAGTGGGACTATTGCTACGTCACCCATTCTTTGGCAACATGGCAACTCGCATGGCATTAATTGATGCCAGTGATTGGTTGCCTACTGCCGCTACCGACTTCCGTAACTTCTACTTTAACAGAGAATTCTTTGACAAGATGACTCCGCGGCAAGTTGAATTTGTAGTAGCACACGAAATTTTGCATTGTGTATTTGATCACATGATGCGTAACGAAGGTAGAGAAAAACAAATTTGGAACATTGCCGCTGACTATTGTGTTAACGGTATCTTAAAACGTGACCGTATTGGTGATGATCCTCCTGTCAAGTTCTTTTACGATCGCAAGTACGACAACTGGTCAGCTGAACAAGTGTATGACGAGATCTACAATAAGTATGATGAAGAACAACTTAACCAATTAGGTCAGATGCTAGATCATCACATGGATCCAGAAGGCGGTAAAGATGGACAGCCTCAGTACTCTAAAGAAGAACTGAAAAAGATCCGTGACGAGATCAAAGAAGCAATGATCCAAAGTGCCAATGCCGCAGGTGCAGGTAATGTACCAGGCGAGATTGCACGTATGATCAAAGACATGACTGAGCCTAAAATGGACTGGCGTGAAATGTTGCGTATGAATATTCAAAGTCTTGTTAAAAATGACTTTAGTTTTAGCCGTCCTAACCGCAAAGGTCAAATGACTGGCGCGGTATTGCCCGGTTGCAATTTTGACACTAGCATTGACGTATGCGTGGCACTTGACATGTCAGGTTCTATCAGCGACGAAATGGGTGCAGACTTTTTAGGTGAAGTCAAAGGCATTATGCAGGAGTTCAAAGACTTTAACATTAAAATTTGGTGTTTTGACACCAAGGTCTATAATGAACAAGACTATGACTCTTACAACGGTGAAGAAATTGACGAGTACGAAATCATGGGCGGTGGCGGCACAGAGTTTGACTGCAACTGGGAGTACATGAAGGACCATGATATTCGTCCTAAGAAGTTTATCATGTTTACAGACGGGTATCCTTGGAGCTCATGGGGCGACGAAGATTACTGTGATACCATTTTTATTATACACGGTAACGATACTATTGTTCCGCCGTTTGGTGCCTATGCTTACTACGATATGGAAACATCAACTGCCTAATGTTATCGCTAGATAAAATTAATCCCCTTAATGTATTAGGGTGCAGGGAGGTCGGTGATCCGCCTCCCCATTTCCATTATCTCCAATTAAATCTCAAGTATAATATTGTAGAATCTGTTAGACAATGGATTTACGAAAATCTGCATAGTAGATTTTATCTGGGAGAAAGTCTACAACTTGATGATAATCAATTCACTATAAAAATTAAGATTGGATTTGAAGAGCCAAAAGAAGCCAGTTTCTTTTTGCTTGCTTGTCCACTTTTAAAGTACACAAATCATTAAAGTGATATATAATAGTACTTACAACCAAAGGAGTAAATTATGACTGAAGAAACAACTACACAACCAGAAGCACAAACTACACCAGAAGCACAAGCATCTGTAGATTTAACTGTACAAGACCTAGCAGGTCTACGTTCAGTTATCGATGTAGCAAGTTCACGTGGTGCATTTAAGGCCGCTGAAATGGAAGCTGTTGGAAAACTATTCAACAAGCTAAATGCATTTTTGGATCAAGTAGCCAAACAACAGCCTGCACCAGCAGAAGGACAATAATTTAATGGCTGATATCAAACACATTGGAAGGTTCAAGTCAAACGGACGTAAATGTCTAATTGCCTATAGAACACTGCCCGGTGAAAGCGATTCTGCATTGGTTATCCAAACTGAAAATTTAACTGACGAAAACCACGACTCACTAATGAAGTTAGTTGAGTCACAGGGTGCTCAGTCAAGTTATGAATTTGCAGAAGTCCTAGCACGAACAAGATTCCAAGACGGTAGCGTTATGTTATCTAACTTGCATAGTAATAAAAAATTACTTAAAGTAAAGACTAGCGACATTGAAGTAGTTCCAAATATGAAAGCTGTTATTAGTTTAGATCAACTAAACCAACTAATTGCTGAACAAAAAGGAATTAGTGTTAATGACCTAGCATTAGGTAACCAAACATCTATACAAGATGTTGCTAAAGTAAATGATCTAACAGTTGAAGAAGAAACTGTTCCACAAAAAGCATTTGAAACTAAACAATTAGATCAACCACTTACTGATACAGACCTTGCAAAG